AATCGACACGCTACCGGGATCGATCCCGATGCGGCCAGAGGAGGCGGAATTACTGACATCTGTCAGTAATTCAGACAAAAAAACGGGCTAGCGCAATGCTAACCCGTTGAAGTTTTGGTGCTGTTGGCCGGAATCGAACTGGCGACCTACTGATTACGAAGCAGAAGCCAAAGTCCAACAAAACAGCAAGTTAATTCAATTCTGTCAGTAATTCAGGCATCGATTATACCCGCGTGGTTGAGCCATTTTCGCCGGAATTACTGACAGAAAATAGCACCGCCCGCGCCTAGTCAAACCCCACCCACCGCCCCTGATCATCCAGCCCCCGGCTGGCCAGCTCCTCGCGGGCGATCTGCTGCAGGGTCTGGTCCATGGTGGGCTCCGGATGCGTTGGCGACGTCGGCAGCAACGCTCTGGTGCCGGCACGAGTCAAGCGCTTTGTCAGAATAATTGCCCCAGGTCCGAGATCTCCCAGTTGGTGATCACCAGCTCGCGGCTGGCGCGGCGCGAGTCGGCGGTACCGACCGAGTAGGTGATCTCCAGGTCGTGCATCACCAGGCCGTCAAAGGCCTCGCGGATCTGCGGATGGTCGTTGATGCTGACCATCATGCGGCCCTTGATGGTGCGCATGGCGCTGGCCAGCGCCTGGTATTCGCTGAAGGGAAACGGCACGCCATAGCCCTCGGTCTGCCAGTAGGGCGGATCGGCGTAGAAGAAGGTGTGGGCGCGATCGTAGCGTGTCAGGCAATCCAGCCAGGGCAGGTTCTCGACGGTGGTGCCGTTGGCCAAGCGCAGGTGTGCGGCCGACAGGCTCTCCTCGATCCGCAGCAGGTTGATCGCTGGCGCGGTGGTGGCGGTGCCGAAGGACTGGCTTTCGACGCGGCCACCGAAGGCGTGATGCTGCAGGTAGTAGAAGCGCGCGGCGCGCTGGATGTCGGTGAGCGTCTCGGGCTGAGTGTCCTGCAGCCACTTGAACACCTGGCGGCTGGTCAGCGCCCACTTGAACTGCCGCACGAACTCCTCGAGGTGGTGCTGCACCACGCGGTAGAGGTTGATCAGCTCGCCATTAACGTCGTTTAGGATCTCGCAGGGCGCCGGCACCGGCCGCAGGAAATAGAGCGCCGCGCCACCGCAAAACAACTCGACGTAGCAATCATGGGGCGGGAAGAGTGGAATGAGGCGATCGGCCAGGCGGCGCTTGCCGCCGAGCCAGGGAATGAGGGGTGCAGACATGGTGAGCCCTCGATTCTGGTAGGCTTCGGCCCGCCACGCGCGTGGTGGGTAGGCCTTGGCCAAGGCTCACAGGTGCATGCCTGTGGGTTGCGGCGACCGGTGGGGGTGGTGACACACCCTGCCGGTCGCCTACTCTTTTACTGCTGTCGTCGGCGGCGTAGTGCGGCCGATCGAGGCCGCAGAATCCCCGACCTCATCTCACCGCCCCGGCGTACCCGTAGCACTTCCGGTACTCATCGGCGAGGGTGTCGGCGTCGAGGGTGAGCCGTCGAAGATCTGCTGCAATCTTGTCTGGAAGCTGTACGAAGGCGGAGCCATCAGCACCGGCGGCACCGGGGGCGGGGCCTTGGGCGCCTCCACCACCAGGCCAACATCCTGCAGCTTGGGTGGGTTGGAATCGCAGGCCGACACCAAAATACTTATCGCGCAGAGCAGCAGTAGCCGCTTTATTGATCGCATCATTCTTCTCCAGTGTGGTTTTAAGTCGATCGCGCTCGACCATCAGCGCGAGGTTGTCGGCATTGACCTTCTTCAGAATCTCCGCCGCGGCGGCTTTCTGATCGGCCAGCTTCTTGTTGATGCCGTCAAATTTCACCTGGTCCGCGACCTTCTGCGCCGTCACGCCGGCAGTGTGCTGCCACTTGCCGACGCCGATCAGGCTGCCCAGCCAGACAAGACCTATCACGAGGATCAATATCGGATTCATGCCACCGCCTCCTCGCCTTCCAGCGCCGCGCACAGCGGCGGCTTGCTGCTTGGCACGTAGTAGCGCCGGTGCGACTTCGGCGGCACGGTCTGCAAGTGCACCCAGCTCGGCGTCCATTGCGGGCGTTCCATCCACAGCCCGATTTCGGCCAGCGAATCCTCGTTTTTCAGGCACCACTGCGCCAGATCGCGCGTTCCGTTGTCGCGCAGGTCGATCGCCTCGCCGGTCAGGTGCGTGCTGTGCGCGGCGGCATTGGCCGTGGCGTCGTTGATTTCCGCCGGCCGCCAACCGCTGGCGACGTGCGTGCCAGTGGTGCGGTCAAGCGCCGGACGCACGTTGTCGGCATACGCCCAGGAGAGCAGCAGGTTCACACGCCCGAGCAATTCGGCGACATTGGCGCGGATCGCGTCGGTCAGCTCGCCGGGGTAGGCCGCGTCGCGTCCCATGTAGTAGTCGGCGGGGATGATCATCGCGGCGCCCTCCGGTCGAACAGCACCCACCCCGCCACTGCCACGATCAGCAGCAGCGGGCCGAACGACAGATGCAGCGCCGTACCCACCGCGCCGCCGCCGAGCAACGCATACGTGCCCGCCAGCGCCACGAAGTGCAGCCGGTGCCCGTCCCAGTTACGCCAGGAGAGCTTCGGCACCACACAGATGCAGCGGGCCAGCACCACCGCCATCGCGCACAGCATCAACACATCCGGCGCGTTCATTGCCCGCTCCGGCGTTTCATCCAGCCCACCGCGAGCGGGATCACCGTCGGCGCACCGCCGCCGATCAGCACCGCCATCAAGAGGCGCAGGCCGCCCAGGTTGCCCGCCAGCGCCGGCACTTCCTGCGCGGCCCAGGCAGCGGCGAACGGGCTGCCGTAGCCGGCCAGCATCGCGGCCAAGAGCGCCGCCGCTCCGGCCTTGATCTTGTCGTCGACCGCATCGAGGAAGATGCTGGCGAAGATCGCCGCCGCCAGCCCGACGGCCAGCGCGTCGACCTGCGCGCCGAGTATCACCGTGCCGGCGCCGACAGCGGCGCCGATGGCGGCAGATGCGTGAGGTTCAACCATCATTCTGTCCTTTCAAAAATAATCGCTCCAGGTCCGCCGGGCTCGGCACCTCATCAAACACCACCGGCCAGCCGAGGGCGATCAGATCGTCGGCAACCATTTCCGAGCAGATCACGCCACCGGCGTTGCGCGTCGAGCGGCCGAACAGGTGATAGATCGGGCGCAGGGCGAACAGCAGGTAGTCGGCCCAGCCATAAGTCGCCTCGTCGGTATCCAGCCTGTGTTCGAGATACTCGGCCGTCACGTCGACCGGGCAGTCGGCCAAGCGGACGTGCGACTCAGGGTAGAGGCCGGGCCACAGCCGGCGACGGCGCAGCAGGTTCATGTCCCAAAAATGCGCGCCATCGGTGAAGCCGACGTGGTAGCACGCCGAGCCGGTGAAGAACTTGGTCAGCGTCGAGGATGGCTGCTTGCCGTAGATGAAGGCAATTTTCACAGCGTTGCCGCCAGCGTGAAGAGGTCGTCGAGCTGCTGGCTGGTCAGGGTCAGCGCAGCGGCCAGCGTCGAGACAAGTGCATTATTTCGCTGCACTTCGCTGGAGAATTCCCAGGTGATCTTCGTCGCTTCGTCGGCAGCAGCGACGGCGGTATTGACCTGCGACAACAGACCAACTTGAAGCAGAGCCAAGCGCGCTTGCCGCATGGTTACGACCGCGGGCACAGCAATAACTTCCGGCACATATTCCGGCAGATCGGGCGGCTGCACATTCGGGAAGTCGGCGCGGACAAAGCCGAAGCGCGCGGCGGTCGACTCGTCCTCGATGGCCCGCCACGTTTGCGCGGCGTCGTCCTTTTCCAGCCGATAGAGCGTGCCGGCCAGGATGCCCATGAATTCAGCGTGAGCCGGCGTGCCGGCAATGGCATCAAGATCAGCCCGTGTGTTGATGACAGTGGATACCATAGCGATTCTCCAAATGGTTAAAAAGGTGGCAAGTGTCGGCGCTGGCCGCATGGCCGCGCCATGAGGCGATAAAACGGGTAAGGCGTTCGGGCTCACCGAAGCGCTGGTAGCGTGCGATCTTGCGCTTGGCGGCCACCACCGAGCGCTGGCGCAGCAGCTTGTGGCGCGGCCAGATGCGGTAGCCAAGAAAATTGATTCCGCGTGAAATGGGCGACACCTGCCATTTGCTGATGCCAAGCCGCAGCCGGCGCGCGCTGGTCTCGCTGATCTGTTCAAACCATTCGCGCAGCTCGTGGGGGTTGGACGACAGAATCACCATGTCATCCATGTAGCGCGCCCAATGGCGAGCGCCCAAGTCGTGATGCACAAAGCGGTCGATCACATCGCCATACACGTTGGCGAATAGCTGGCTGGTCAGGCTGCCAATCGGCAAACCGCGACCGGTATCCGGCACCATGGCGCGGATCAGCTCCAGCGTTTTGCGACACTTGATCTTGCGTGCGATCAGGCCGTGCAACACCGCCAGATCAATCGACGGAAAAAACTTGGCGTAGTCGGTTTTAAGGAAATGCGTCGCCTGCGTGCGGCGTAGTTCGGCCTGAATATGCCGCACCCCGGCGTGTGTGCCCATGTCGGTACGGCAGGCAAAAGTGTAGGGTAGCAGCGCCCGGTCGAAGATTGGCCCGATCACATTCACCAGCGCGTGTTGCGCCAATCTATCCTTGAAATCCAGTGCCGAAATCAGGCGCGGCTTGGGCTCGTGGATGGTGAATTGGCGGTAGCTTCCCTGCACCCATGCACCATCCAGAATGGTCTCGCGGATAGACCGCAAATTCGTCTCGGCGAATTCCTTGAATTCCAGAAACCCCCACGTCTGGCGCTTGCCGCGAGCGGTGCGCCAGTAGGCATCGCGCAGATTGTCCATATCCACGATGCGTTCGATCAGATGATTGGCGCGCTTTGGCATGGTTAAAAGCTGGCCGCGCCGTTCGCCACAACATGGTGGCTACTAGGCGCTCTACCAGACCCCCAAAGGTATTCGCCGAAGCAGGACAACACGGCTGACCACAAGGAATAAGGCCGGCTCGTTGCGCCATGGCAACAACGAAGCCCCTGCGCTACATATCCAAAATCCCTGTCCTCACAGACGCCGCGCACCCCGATGTTGCTGTTCGAGTTCGTGGGCGAGTTGTTCCAGTTCGAGGCACGCGAACCGGAGTTCGACGTGTTGTCCCAGTTGCCCCCGAATAGCGCGGCGTTTTTACCCATGCTGCCCCCTGCGTTTTTGCTTCACAATCCACGCGCCCAACAGCCGCCCCACTTCAGCCAACAGCACCTGCGCTGTTTCGACTTGGTGAGACGACATGCCGCGCACGGGCTTGCTGTTCAAAAACCGCAGCCAGAATCGCAGATGCGCCAAACCGGCATCCGCGACGTAAAGGCGCGAAATCTGCCCAGACTTCCCCGCCTCCACAATCAGTTGCACCTGCCCAAGCAGGCAGTCGATGAACATGGCCCGCGCCGTGCCATGCCGGCGCGGGAGGTTTTGTGCAATCGGGTACAGATACGCAATCACCGTCTCGAATTTCTCGACGATGAGCATCTGCTCATACGACTGCACGGATTCCTTTTCAGGGCTCATGTTCATTCCCGGCGGCTGTCGCCGCCTCAATCAAGAATCATGTGGTCACAGACGCCGCGCACCCCGATGCTGCCGCTCGAGGCCGGGGGCGAGTTGCTCCAGCCCGAGGCACGCGAACCGGAGTACGACGTGTTGCCCCAGTAGCCCCCGAATAGCGCGGCGCTTTCCATCTGGTAGGTGCTGCCACGTCCGCCCGTGTTGGCTGTCCAGGCTGCCGATGCGGCACCGCCGCCGAACTCGGCACCCCACACGTACAAACATCCCGTGGATTGAATAGCGCCCCACTTGGAGGTGAACTCGTTCCATGTATTTGTGTAGCCTGTGCCGTTGACTCCCGTGGTCGGCACATCCGACCCCTCGCTGGATTGCGCCTCTGTTGTCCCGTAGGCCATGGCCGCAAATTCGTCGTAGGTTGGCAGGCGCTTGCCCCACGACTGCATGACTTCAGCCGCTTCCCACCAGTTGAGCGTGCTGTAGGCGGTCGAGCCATTGCCGCCAAACTTGGTGGGTATCTTCGGCGGGCTACTGCCGTCGGCAATCGTTACGTTGTATTTGCTGGTGCCATTGGTCAGGTGGTCGACGCCACATAAATAGATGTCCGACCAAAACGAATCCGCCACCAGCGTCATGCCGCGCGGATCGGGGCACGCCGGCCGGAATTTCAAGTCCCACAGTGAATAGGCGTTGATCGCGGCCGTGGTATCGCCACCCGCTACGCCTGTCGCGTTGCCACCCGGAGCGTAGTGGAAGCCGCCAATCTTGCGCCAGTTGCCCGCGCCCGGTGCCGACACGAAATCGGTCGTGGCCTGAATGGTGGCATCGGACTTGAGCCAGATGGCGTAATCGGTGCCAGCGGTAAGCGTCGGCATGGTGATCGAAGTCGCGCCAGAGAACGTAACGGTCGTGCCCGCTACATCAATGATGGTGCCGGCCTTGATTTCTGCCGTTCCCGCCCCGGTTTTGGTGAAAGCGACAGTGGTGGGATCGGCTTTGTAAAAACTGCCCCTCGCCGACCCGATGTCCGACAGCAGCGCCAGCGTGCCACTTTGATTCGGTAGTGCAATCGCCCGGTCGGCGGTTGGATCAACCACTGTCAGCGTGGTCTCGAAGGCGTCGTCGGTGGTGCCCTCGAACACCAGCGCAGCACCGGCACCAAGAACAGGCGCGCCGGTGGCCAGATCGCAGACGATCAGCCAGGCGCTGTTTGCCGCATTGCGTATCTTCAGCAAGCCTGTGGTGGTGTCCGCCCACCACTGATACGAATACGTCGTGGCCGGCGCGGTCGCGCCGCTGCTGTTGGCGACCAGCGCCGCGAGGGCGTCGTTGACGTCGGCGCGAAGGGTGGGGAAATTCGCGTTGGCGATGATCATGTCATGTTGCGGCATGGCGGGGTCCTTTAGGCAATTTGCTCAGCCGCGACGCGCAACTGAGTGATCTTGATGGTGTAGTTCTGGTCGCCGCTGGTCAGGCGGGCGCGGAAATCAAAGCCGCGGGCGACGAATTCGGCGGCGTCGAGCCGCTTCCAGGCAGACCACGTCGGGGTGCCGGCGGGGTCGTCGTCGGTCTCGCGCGCCTCGACCCAGGCGTCGACCGGCGCGCCTTCGGTGCCGTCGAACAGGCCGGCGGCATCGTCGAACAGCCCGGCTGTCTCGTCGAAACTGGTCGATACGTTGACCGCCGAGGCGGCGATCAGCGAGGTCAGGCGAACGCGCGACACGACGCCCAGGTCCATGCCCGCCGCGAAGTCATAGGTGCCAGCCGCTGCCACGCCGCCGAAGTAATCGAAGAGGCCGGCGGCATCGTCGAAATTGCCCGTTGCGGCATCGAACAGCGTGTCGCTGCCCAGTTGCAGATCGACGCCATCGACGTAGGTGCTGGAATGCGTGCCGAGGAAGTCGTCGTCCTCCTGCACCGATGACAGCGTGCTCCACGCCAGCGCAGTGGCTTGTTTGGTGCTGATGCTGGCGGCGGTGACGGAGGGCCGGCCGCCGCTGTCTTCGGCCTTGAGCAGGTAGGTGCCGGCCTTGAGCGGCAGCACCAGCACGGTGGCCGTGCCGGCGCCGGCTTCGCCGATGCCGGTGCTGGTTTCCCATGTCGCGCCGGAAAGGCTGGGCGAGTGCCGCGCGCGAATCGCGCCGCCCTGGCGCACATCAAGATCCGGATGCAGCGCGAAGGTGAGGATGGCCAAGCCGCCGGCAGCCTGGATACCCAGCCCCGTGATGTCCGCCGGCGGCGCTGTCAGGCCAAGGATTTCTTTGGCGCGGGTGGCGGAATAGGCGGAGGCCACACCCATCGAATTGCGGGCGCGAACACGGAATTCATACTGCCCCGGCGCGATGTCGTTGATGTCGATCGCCAGCGCGGCGGAGGCCGGCAGCACTACCCACGCGCCCCCGGCGGGGCGGTACTCGGGGAGGTAATCGCGCACGAAGGCATCGATGACCGCCGCCCACGACATCGTGGCGCGGGCTTTGACGCCCGCTGATCCGGTGGTCTCGAACAGGGTTTCGGCGACGTCGGGCGTGCCGGGGGCGGCGATGGTGTCCCACGCCGGCAGGTTGGTGTCCGGTGCCGGATCAACAATGGTCTCGGCGGCCGACCAGGTGTAGCAGGCCGCCGCCTCTTCTTGCAGGGTCAGGTTGATGTTGCCGGCCTCATTGAAGCCCCACCCGGTGACCTTGAACACCTTGGACGTCCAGCCCATCTGCGCGATGGTCAGCATGAGGTTGTCCCAGGTGGCGAGCTTGAAGGCGGAGAGCTTGAAAGCCGCCTGCACGGTGATGCCCTGGCGCGACTTTTCGACCATCATCCGGGCCAGGCGCTGCGCGGTGGCGCTGCTGGTGGTGACCGGCAGGGCGATGTCGCGGAAGATTTGCGCGCCGTCCTGCGTGGCGTAGGTGCTGTTGGTGACGGGCGGGAAATCGCCCGGCTGCCAGTACTTCGCCGGGTCGACGTAGGTGCCCTTGATGGCGTTGTAGAGGTCTTGGCGCGGCACGCGGGCGCGCACCTGGATCGGGCCGGCGAGGTCGTCTTCGTCGAGCGTGACGGTGGGCGATTCATAGGCGCCGACGTGCAGCGTCCAGCGCCCGGCCGGCCAGGTGAGCGCGCCGCCACAGCCGGACAGCAGCGCCTCCATGACGGCGCGCGGCGTGCTTCCGGTGTCCATCACGCCGTTGCAGGTGTAGCGCGCCTCAGTGCCACCAGCGGCGAGGCTCACCGCTTCGTCGCAGATGTTGGCGGCGGCGATCAGCGCGGTGTCGTCGATCTCGGCGGAGGTGCTGGCGAGGCCATAGCTGCCGGCGAGGTAGTCGCGCACGGCCAGCGCGAGGTTCTGCGACCAGACGGTGGTAGTGGTGCGCGGGTCGTAGAGTTTCTTGCCGCGGATGACGGCCTTGATGTTGGGGATTCCGCGCGGATAGACGTCGCCGCTGTAGGTGAGCTTGATGTAGAGGTAGGCGACGCCGCGCAGGCGGTGCGCGGCGGTCCAGCCGAAGCCCAGGGCGACCAGATTGGCGTCCGCCACCTGATCGGTGGCGCCCAGGTGGGCGGTGATGGTTTCGTAGCCACTGAATTTGCTGTCGCTCGACAGATCGTCGTTGAAGTAGACCGATTCGACGGCATCGATCTCATGCCCGGCGATGGCGATCACCATGTGCAGATCGCGGTTGGAGATGTCGGTCGCGGCGAAGATCAGCGGGCCGCTGACCATGGCGCGGCCATAGACGATCTGCCGGTTGGCGACGGACGAACGGATGACGTGGGTGCGGCTGGTGGCTTGGGCGGTGAAGGCCGGCGAGGTCGTCGGCGAAGTCTCCGCGCCTGATCCGACCGCCATGCGCAAGCCGGCACTGACGGTGAAACCGATGACCGATTCGATGCCGGCGTAAGTGATCCACGACACCGAAGCGATCATCGCGTCGGTGATGACGGCAGCGGCGATGGTCTCGGCGGCGAAACTGGATGCGACGGCAATGGCGACCGAGGTAGGCATCAGCCGACCCTCCAGCTACACAGCAGGCCGGGATGATCGAGGCCCAGCAGCAGCGATCCCTCCGGCGCGGTCAGCACCACGTAGCGCCCGACGCAGACGCCGAGGTGGTCTTCGCCGATGTCGTCGCGGAACAGCAGCAGATCGCCGCGCAGGGCCGAGAAAGTCGGCGCTGGCGACACGGCGAGCGTGGCGGTGACCGCCTCGCCCAGCGAGGGCGCGATCTTGGCGATGCGCGCCAGCGCCTGCCGTTTGGTCTTGTAGCCTTTGAACTTCGGCCAGTGGTCCACCTCGGTCAAGGCTTCAACCGCCGCGCAGGCGACGCGCAGGCAGTCGTGCGTGCCGAGCACGTAAGGCTGCTGCCGGGCGGCCTCGATCACAGCCGTCAGGCGTTCGGGCCAGTCGGTGCGGCGGGAGGCACACATCAGCCCATCCCCCAGGTGATCTGCTTTTCGACCATCTGCGGCACGAACTCGAAGCCCATGTCGCCGGGGTAATCGATCTGCTGGTCTTCGTGGTTGTAGCGGCGCACCCGCGGACGATCCCAATCCGCCAGGCGCGATTCGGCGGACACCGTGATGGTGGCGGTTTCGCCCAGCGCGATGTCCATGGTGTCGAGCCGTCCCCAGAAGATCAGCACCGGGTCGGCGATGATGGCGTGCGCGGTGGTCAGCGGCGCCAGCCAGACCTTGCAGGCACGGCCCTGGTACTGCGTGCCGAGCGCCAGCGAAATCGCGGCGGGGTCGATGCCGCTGATGCGAAACGCCAGCCCCCGCGCCTGCAGGTCGGCGCCTTCGTTGATGGCATCGATGCTGCCCAGCCGGCCGACGCCGAGCCAGTCGTAGCCGTTCCAGGCAAACGTCACGGCGGAATTGTTCACGCGCAGGAATTGCGACGGGAAGTCCATTTCCACCAGCACGATGGCTGGCACATGGCCGGCGGCGAGTGCGGTGTCGACGGCGCCGGTGATCGTCCGACTCATGACCACGCCTCGATGCAGTCGATGGGGAAGCTGGAGAACTTGCCGGGTTGGGTGTTCCACTTCAGCTCGTCGTTGGCGAGCATGAAGGTGGCCGTCGGCTTGTCCAGCGTGACGGCGGCGTTGTCGGCGGGCGAGGCGCGCAGCGGCGGCTCGAAGGTGAGCGTCATTTCGCCGGCACCGTTGGCGGTGGCGTTGGCGACGACCATTTTCAGCTCGCCATTGACCGCGAAATAATCGCCGGCCAGCAGGGTCGCGCCGACGGCGCAGCCGTCGATGATCAGCGTGTTGCCGGTCTGCGCCGCGCCCTTCACCAGCGGCGTGCCGCTGGCGGTGCCGCGCGGGGCCGAGCGGGCGAAGTTGAAAAGGTAGAAACGCCCTGCCCGCCCGCGCAGGGTGACCAGGAAGGCTTGCAGCAGCGCCGCGTCGGCCTCGGTGAGGTTCTCCATCATGAAGCTGGCCTTCCAGCGCGCGCCGGGCATTTCGACGGTTTGCACCGCGCCGGACAAGGGCGAGCCGAAGCTCTGCGTGTTCGGCACCAGCGACCAGTCGAGCACGCGCGGGGCGCTGCGGGTGAGCGTCGGCCAGGTCAGGGTCGTCACGCGAAGCTCCCGCCACGACGCATGCTGTTGTGGATCTGTGCCACCGCGGCATTTTTGGCGGCGACCATGGCCTGCATGATCGAGGCCTGATCACTGCGTGAATCGACGGTGATGGCCTGGTGGATGACGACGCTGTTGCCGGCACCGCCCTGCTGCGCCGGCGTGCGCACCGTAACTTCTTCGCCCGGCGTCGCCTTGAAGGCCACCAGTTGCGAGTCGGTGCCGCCGGCGCCGCCGACGGTGAAGGCGCCGCCGCTGGCGAAGCCGAACAGGCCTTTGACGCGATCAGTGAGCGAGCTTCCTGATTTGCTGTCGCCCTTGATGAAGTCGGCGACGGAATTGCCCAGCGGCTCGGTGATGGTCTTGCGCAGAATGATGCGTTCGATGTCCTGCCCCAGACCCTTCAGCACGTCGGAAAAATTCTTGCCGCCGATCATGGCATCCTCGAAGGCGCTGGAAAAGCTCAAGCCCATATCGCGGGCGAAGTTGTCGACTTCCTTCACCGCCTCGCCCAACGTACCCAGCCGCGCCTGGGCGGCTTCACTGAACTGCTCCTCGCTGATGCGCCCAGCTTCGAGCGATTCGGCCAGCAGTTCCATGTCCTTACGCGCTTCCTCGAGCTTGGCGGTCGGCGTGGCGGCCAGCATCTGGTTGAGACGTTCGGTTTCTTCGGAGGCCTTGTCGGTGTAGCCGGTCAGTTTTTCGAGTGCAGACGCATAGATTTCCGCGTCAAGACCGGACTCCATGAACAGTTTGCCCAGCGCCACAAGCTGGTCGTTCAGTTCGCGCGACTTGACCACGGCACTGTTGTTGATGGCGCTGCCCACCGCCTGGTTGACGCGGGAGGCGTAGTCGTCGACGCTGCCGACGGACTTGGCGGCTTTTTCGCCGGCTGCTCCCTTGCCCAGCAGGCCCTGGCCGCGCTGCCGGGCCTCACGCTGTTTCATGTAGGCGTCGGTGGCCGCATCGAAGGCGGCCAGATCGGCAGCCTGCCGTTCGAGATCGCCCAGCGGCAGGCCCAGCGCATTCTTCGGGCCGCTGAAACCCTGGCTGCGACTTTCGCCGCCGTTGACGAACTTGTTCCACTGGATCAGTCCGCGCATCAACGGGCTTTTTTCGCTGAGAAATTCCAGCGCGGTCTCAGCGCGCTCGCCGCCGGCCTTGAGATCGTTGAGCCACGTCGCCATGCCGGTCAGGCCGGGCAGCAGGTAGTTGGCGACGTTCATGCCCATAATCTTCGACTGCAGGGCCATTTCCGCCATCTGGTCGTTGAACTTGTCAGCTTGCGGCGCCAGCAGTTCCATGCGCTCGCCAAAGGCCTTGGCTTTCTCCTGCGCTTCTTTTAGGCCGGCACTGCCCTGGTTGAGCATGGGGAGCATGTCCATGCCGGCCTTGCCGAACAGCTTGACGGCCAGCGCGGTCTTTTCGACGCCGTCGGGCATGGCGGTGAACAGGTCGGCCAGCTCGATCAGGGCGCCATTGGCATCGGTTGCCGCGATGCCGGCCTTTTTCAGCTCGGCGGAGTTTTCGACCATGAAGGTCGACAGGCCCTTGACGCCCTTCGCGACGGATTCAAGGCTGGTACCGGACTGTTCGGCGGCGAGCTTCCAGGTGGCCAGATCCTTGACGCTGATGCCGACCCGTTGCGACAGGTCGTTCATCTCGTCGCCGAGGTCGATGATGCCCTTGATGTTGTCGATGAGCGCGCCGACGGAGAAGGCGGCGGCCATGCCGGCGAAGGCGGCCTTGGCGGCGCCGAAGGCGGCATCCATGCGCGCGGCGCTTTTTTCCGCCAGATGCGACACCTTGCCCAGATCCTGCTCGATGTTGGCGAGCTTGGCATTGATGTCGATGGTGAGCGTGGCGAGTGCCATCAATCAGACTCCGGTGGGTTGTCGCGCAGCCAGTCGCGCAGAACGACGAGTTGCACGACGAGCGCTTCGATGTCGTCGATGCCGAATATTTCGGCGGCGACGGGCAAGGCGGACCATTCCAGGCCGCCCATGAAATTCCAGACCGTGATGACCAGACGCACGGCGTCCGGCGGTGCGCCTGGCGGGAGGGGCAGTTGCGTGCTCTCCTGCCAGGCAATCAGTTTTTTGCGGCAGCCTCCAGCGCGGCGGCGTGTTCGCGATAGCTGCCGAGGATCTTGTCGATCAGCGGTCCGAGCAGTTCGGGGTGATCGGCCAGCCATTCCTTGCAGACGTCTGCATCGAAGGCCAGCGGATGCGGATCGCCGCCGGGAATGAGGTCGAGTTCCTTGACCCCCTCCCAGCCGACGATGAACGGGAACAGGCGCGAGACACTGCCCGGCCCGCGCATTTCCATCATCTCGACGTCGGTCGGGCGGCGCACCGTGAAAGTGAAACCGCCCGCTTCGACCTGCTGCTCGCGGGCCTTTCTGATTTTGTCGATCAGCCCCATGATCAGGAGGCGTAGACGTTGGGCAGACCGTTCATGGTGATGGCCGCTTCCGTGGTCACCATCTGCTGCGCGCTGCCGCCGGGCAGCAGGCTGCAGCCGACATGGCCAAGGAAGGACAGAATCTGGCCGCCGCTGCCGAAGGTGAACTTGAAGGCCTTCTTGGCTTGCGCGTCCGAGGCGGCCTTCATGGCTACCAGGCCGGCGTCGGCCGTGTCCCAGATGTTGGTGAAGTTGTAGGTCGCGGCGGCCGGCAGGCCCGGCATCTGGGTTTTGCTGTTGCCGTGGATCGTGGTGGTATCGATGAAGTCGTAGCCGCCGCCGGACGACGAGACGCTGGTGGCGGTGGTGATCGAATTGCCGAAGGTGAGCTTTTCCGCCGTGCCGGTGGAGAAGGTGTCGAAGTTGGTGCTGTCGACGCCCTCGATGCTGAAGGTGTCGGCGGTCAGCACGATGATCCGGGCGCTGCGATCATCGAGCTGGAACATGCCGGAGACCGTCAGCGCAACGAAGTCGCCGGTGGTGTAGCCGTGGGTGGTCGAGGTGCAGACGGCGGGATTGGCTTTGGTGATGGCCGAGATCGTCTTTGCAGCGGCGCGGGCCGATTCCATCGCAATCGCGACGTTGGACCATTTACGTGGAGTTGCCATGGTGATTCCTTTCAAAAAAAACCCGCCGAAGCGGGTGGGTGGGGTTCCCCGTCTCCGGGGCGGGGTAAAGCTGAATGCGTCAGCCCGTGGCGAAGGTCGTCACGGTGAGAATCGTGGCCAGCAGGCCGGTGTCGGGGTCCATCACGGCTTCGCGGCCGATGCGATTGAAGGTGGAGCCAGCCAGCACGGCCTCGACCGCTACGGCGGCGGCATCGGCGGCGGTGCGTGTTTGCGCCCAGCAGCCCACCGAGAGATCGACGTCGGCGCCAAACGCTTGCCCGGAGATGCCGAGGTACGGCTCGGTACGGGTGCGGGCAAAGACAATAGCCGGATAGGCGCACTCTTCGGGCAGGGCATCCGGGTACAGACGCGTGGACACCAGTGCGGTCACACCGGCATTGCCCGAGAGCAGCGTGTAGAAATCGGATTCGACGGTCACTTTGATTTCACCCGCGCGTTGAGTTTTTCGATTTGCGGGACCACGGATTGCATGAACTTGGCGATGGCTTCCTGTCCCTTGCTGGTGGCGGCTGGACGCAGGAAGGGGCGCGCGGCCATCTTCCTGGTGCCCAGCTCAAGGAAGCGCCAGTAGTAGGGATCGTTCGGATTTCTTGCGCCGGCCTTGCCCAGCTTTTTGACCCGCGCGCGGCCGCGAATGCCGCGCACGTTGATGTACACGCCTTCGTCTCCGGCGGCGCGGGCAAACTTGCTGGCGCGCACGACGATGTTCTTTTTGACCGTGCCCGGCGCGCGGGTCTTGCTCGGCACGTTCAGCACCGGCGCGGCGGCGCGGGCCGCCGCCTGGATGACCTTGCCGGCGTCGCGCAGGGCGCCGCGCACGGCCTTGGTGCGGATCGTCACCGCGGCTTCGGCCAGGGCGCGCTTGAGGTCGTCGACACCGGCGAGCTTGACCACCAGACCGTCAGCCATTGCGCACCCCCGCGATGCACATGATTTCCAGTCCTTCGCGGTGGCCCAGTTCGGCGATGCCGACGATGTCGAGCGGCTGCGCACCCCACATCAGGCGCATGTCGCGCGTGATGTCGGTGCGGTAGCGGATCTGCACCTGGTGGTCGACGCTGCCCTGCATCTGCGCTGCGGCGAAGAACTCCTTGCCGCGCAATTGCTTGACGGACGCGCTGACCGTGTCGAGCACCGTCCAGGTGACCACCTCTTCGCCGTTGGCGGCGCGCGTGCTGCTCTTGCGCTCGATACTGACGCGCTCGGTGAGGCGGCCGGCTTGCATGTCAGACCCACCGGATGACGCGATAGGCGTCGAGCAGACGGTCAACGAAGGGCAGCGGCTCCATCTTGACCACACCGGATGCCTCGCGGTTGGCATGCCAGTGGCCGATCTGGATCAGCATCCACTGCTTGATTTCCTGCGGCACGGCGGCGGCGGCGCCGTAGCCGGCGACATAGCGCACCTTGACGGCATTGAGTTGCGCACGAGCAACCGGCCATGCACACCCCCAGGCGGGGGTGATGCGCCCGCGTTCGTGCACGGCATCGACGAGGTACTGTGCCGAGTCGAGTGTCTGCGTGACGCCGTCGTTGTCGACATAGGTGATGGCCGCGACGCTTTGCAGCGGGCCACGCAAAATATCCATTTCCCAATCGGGAAATTCGTCGAGGTACATGTCGAGGGTTTGCGTCATCAACGCCTGATTGACGCCAGCCTCGGCGCCGCCGCGAGCGCTGGCGATCAGTGCCGACAACAGCGGATCGTCGGTGGTGTTGGTGCTGGGCGCGCCGGCGCCGAGACTGGCGTCGGCAATGTTGTCGGTGTAGCTGGTGGTGGTGTTGTCGGCAAGCGTAGCCAGCAGCAGGTAGGTGCTACCGCCAGCGGTGGTGCGGTAGAGCTTGCGCGCGGTGACGGCGCTGCCACCAAGGGGGATGGCGGACACTGTGACCTTGCCGTTGACCGTCTTGTCGGCTACCGTCACTGCCGCCGAAGGCGTGCCAGCCTGCGTCTCGCCGGCGGCGGTGACGAAGGTGGCCAGGTAGCGGTGCGCGCCGTTGTCGACGTTGCCGGCGACAGCAGGCGAAATCAAGGCGACCGTTGGCGCGGCAGGGGCCGGCTCCTGGTTGCCGCTGTCAAGGCGCAGATGCGCCATGACTTCGGCAATGGTGAGCGGCTCGGCAGCCGGTGCGGCAAATTGGACCAGAGCGGTCATGCGGTTTTACTCGTCTGAACCCATGCCACCGACGACGCCAGCCGTCGAGATGCCTGCAGAAGTCGGCGCTGGCGGTACGGCGGCCGGCGCGGTCCGTTTGCCCTTGCCGCCACCCTTTCCGGCGGTGGCGATGTTCTTCAGGTGCTTGGCCGCTTCCTGCTCGGCGGCGGTGGCGGTTTCGCCGGGCCGGGCGGTGGCGGTTTCAGGGGCACGGCGCTTGACTTCGACGGCGTAGCCGCCGGCGACCAGGTCGCGGCCTTCGGCGTCGTCGATGTCCCGTTCGTGGCCGATAGGGAAGGTACCGGCGGGACCAGACATCAGGGTGAGGTGTTTGATGTGCATGGCTTACTCCAGGACGATGTGGAAGGCGCCGCTCTTGACGTTGCCGCCGTTGGCGATGACGATCTTGAGACGGTCGTTGGCGACGGCGATCTTGTCATTCACGGCCGCGCCGCCGCCGGCATAGAGCGCGGCAGCACCGGCGGTCGAGTGCGTTGCCTGACGCGGGGCGCGCGTCGCGCTGGCGTTGACGCCGGTCTCGGTCCAGATCGTTTCGCCGGTGGCTTCGCTGGTGATGGTGATAGTGGATCCATCGGCGAAGTCGGTCTTGACGTAACGGAGGGTCGACACCTTGCCGGTGCAGACCTCCGAATACGCCGTGGCCGATCCGTCGGCGGCCGTGGTCACCGCCACGGCCGCCAGGCGCTGTGCGTAGCTCATCACGCGATCCGATACGTGACGAAGGTATCAGCCGCCGTCTTGCGGGTGCGCCACAGCGACGAGTAGCCCATGGTGGCGCCGGTGCTGGCATGCAGTGACTGCACCACCGGATTGCCGACGATGGTGTGCCCGGTATCCGCCGTGACGGTGATGGTGTCGGCGGCGGCCAGGGCGCTGTTGATCAGGCACCAGTCGAAGCTGTCGCCCACCGCCATGGTGACGCCGGCATCGATCAGCGCGCCGGTGGGCAACGTGTAGGCTGCGGTGGCGCCCGTCGCCGTCGGCGTGGCGGTGATGATCTTGGTCAGCAACTCGGCGATGGTGAGGGTGTTGGCGACGGTCTTGGCGGTGGGCGCGCCCTGCGCTTCGAACTTGGTGCCGCGGATGTTGAGCTGCGAGCCCGACGCCAGCGTTTGCGTGCCGCCGGATTCGACGGTTTGCGTGCCACCGCTGGCGATAACCTGTTCGACACCGCCCTGCTTTACGTAGATTTTCGGCACATAGGTGGGATCAGCCATGATGCGTTCCTTTCATGTCAGTCGGGCCAGCGATCGCCGGCCCGGTGGGTGGCCTACGATCAGGACGCGAGGCCAACGCCGAAGGCACTGGCGATCACGGAGGCGGCCTGCGTGGTCGGCTTGCTCTTCGCGCCGTACTGGATGGCGACGATGCCGCCGACGATGGCGTCTTGCGTGGTGCGCGACAAGACGGCAAACACGTAACGCAGCGTGGGTTTGTAGACGTCGACCAGCAGCACCTTGCTGTCGGAATCGGTGGCGCCGGCGGTGACCGCGCCGGTGGCCTTCTGCGTCACCGGCGTCGGCGAGCTGACGCTGTTGGCGCTGTTGGCCTTGGCGGTGAGCGTGAGGACACTTCCGGATGTCACATCGCCGGTCAGGGCGATGAACATGACGCCATCGAAGCCGGACATGTCGAGCACGTCGGTGGTGAGGTCGGTTTGCGCGGCAGCGGCGGCAGCTTCCACCACCGTGACCTTGATGTCTTTGCTGAGATTCATGATTCGTTTCCTTTATCGAGGTTGCGGATGCGGCCCGCCTTCGCGGGCCGCTAGCGCGAGGGGTGGATCAGGAGGCGGCGAGCTTGACGCGGACGAAGGCTTCGGCCAGCACCGGCATGCCGTCGGACTCCAGGCGGCCGATGAAGCCCATCTGGTTGGTCTCGGCGTACAGCTCGGTGAGGCGCTGCACCTGCAGATCGAGCGCATCGGCAATCCAGTACTGGCTGAAATCGCCCAGGATGCCGACGTACTGGCTGGCGGTCAGGGTGTTCGGTGCGTACTCCGACATGTTGACCGCCAGGTTGAGCAGGCGATCCGGCTCGCCGGCTCGCACGCTTTCACGCCAGATGTAGTCGCCGTCGCCATTCTTCAGCTTGGCGACTACGGCCAGCACGTCGCGGTGGAAGATCCACTCGGCCTTGTTCCAGTAGTTGCCCTTGAGACCGAACTTGGCGCTGAGCAGGCCGTCGAAGGTCGGCGACGTGGCGGCATTGCCGGTGGAGACATCGCGCGTGGTGGGGATGCCGTCGTTGCTGGCGGTGAACACGCCCAACGGCTGGTTGGCGCCGGAGCCAGTCATGAAGCCCTTTTCCTGGCTGATGGCGAACTTGTAGGCAAGGCGGCTGGCCACCAGGTTGCCCATGCCGCCGTTGAGGCGCATCAGCTTGTTGCTGACCTTGATGCGCTTGGCCAGCGGATGCGGGGTGAGCGAGCGCTTGCCGAACGACATGGTGCCATCTTCGCTGCCGGTGAGGATTTCGGCGGTCCAGTCGGCATCGTCCGGATCCGCGGCCAGGTAGGGCGCGCCCAGCGAGCCGGCCGATTCGACGCGGTGCTTGGTGGCCTTGGCGCGGATGAAGACCATGTCGTCGACGCCCTTGATCAGGGTATCAACGAACTGTTCGGACGCGACCATGAAGCCGCCGCCGGTGTCGCTGTCGGCCTGCAGCGCGCGAATCTCGGCTTCGGACAGGGCATTGCGGCCGCTGGCGATGAAGCGGTCGAAGGCTGCGCGGTATTCGTCGCTGCCGCGCTTGCCGGCGGTGCGCTGACCTTCCGGATTTTCATTGCCGGGCTTGCCGCGCAGGGACTGCTCGGCGGCGGTGCGCTCAGCTTCGGCGAGCTGCTCTTCACGCTCGATGCGCGTGCGCAGTTCGTCGGCCTTGCCGAAGACGTCCTTGTAGGTCTTGTCTTCGGCTTCCGTCAGGGCGCGCCTTTCTTCGTCGGCCTTGTCGAGGATGGCGCGGGCGTCGTGGATCAGCTTGCCGCGCTGTTCGCGGAGATCTTTCAGTTTCTGAGACATGGTGTGTCCTTTCTCGAAATGCCCTGGCAGAGAACACCGCGAGGCATCCGCTGCCAGGGCTTGAGCGGATTGCCGGAAACAAAAAGGCCGCCGAGGTTTCCCAGGGCGGCCGGTTGTGGGGCTGCTTTGCTTACTGCGACAACTCCAGGTGGCGGCGCAGCAGATCGGTGCGCCACAGCTCGACGGGTGGCACGACGTCGGCGGCTTGCGCAGCCTGCAGGCTGCGCACGGCGACATCGGTGCTGGGGTACGCCGGGTAGGTCACCGGCGAGACGTCGAACAGCTCGCACTCGAGCAGGGTGCGGATCCACTCGCCATCGACCTTGGCCCACTTGTCGGCCATGGTGTAGAAGCCAAAGCTGCACTGATTGACATCACCGCGGGCGATAGGCGCCATCACCATGTCGCGCACCAGCTGCGTGTCTGGCGCATCGACTTCGAAGGCGAGGCCGGCGCTGTCTTCGGACAGACGCAGGGTGCCAGCCTTGTTGCGGCCGAGCACGATGTTGGCGTCGTGGTTCCACAGCGCACGGATGTCGCCGGACTGGATGGACTTGGCGAAGGCGCCCGGGGCGATGCGCTCACGAAAGCCGCCCAGGTCTTCGGAAAGGGAATCGAACTTGGCGGCATGGCCGGCGATTTTGGTCGGCGTGCCGTCGGCAGCGACGACGCGCAGCTCGGCAACGGCGATGCGGGTTTCCTTGGTTTTCATGAATTGGCTCCTTGTTTGGACTGGCCGGCGGCCTTGTTGAGCATGTCGAGCATCTGCACGAAGGCCATGTTGGTCTGCACGGTGTAGTCATCCATGCCACTGGCGCTGGATGGGTTCTTACCTTCACTGATGCGGACTTCGTTGCGGTTGAAGACACCGTTTTGCAGCATGCTGCCGTTGAAGGCGGCGCGGGCGGCAGAATCGCCGCGCATCAGGCCATCGAGGTCGAAATAGATGCAGTGGGTTTTGCTCGACGCGCCGGAGAGCAGGTCGCGCTCCATGGCTTCTTCGCGCCGCACGGCGCCAGGGCGCACGGTGTGGGTGACGAATTCCATGCCCTGGTGTTCGATGTTGTTGTTGGTGCTGCGATCAAGCTCGGCCAGCATGTGCAGCGGCACGCCGAAGATGCGCGCGATTTCGGCGATCTGCATCTTGCGCGATTCGAGGAATTGGGCATCTTCGTTGGTCATGCCCAGGGCCTTCCACTCCATACCGTCTTCGAGCAGCGCGGTCTTTCCGGCGTTGCGCAGGCCGCTGTAGGCATCCTTCCAGCTCTTGAGCAGCGAGGTGCGCGTGGCGTCGTCCTTGAGGCGGCCGGCCATGGTGAGCACACCACCCAGGCGGGTGCCGTTGCCGAACAGGCGCGCGCCATGCTCTTCGGTGGCCAGCGCCAGGCCGATGGCTTCGCGGCAGGCGGCGATCGGCGACAGCGGGGTGATGCCGTCGGCGCCGGTGGTGAGCCCGTGCATGAAGTGCATTTCGTGCTGCAGGATGATGCGGCTGGGGCCGTTCAGCGGGCAGTACTCGAAGGCCAGGCGACCGTCGGGCGCGCGAAACGGCCGCACGCGATCGGGGTGCAGCGGGATCAGTTCGGCCACCGACTGGCCGCCGGTCGCGATGATTTCGGAGTAGTACCGGCCGCGCAGGGCGAAGTGGCCGGCCATCATCTCGCGCCATTCGAAGCTGGTCTGCCAGCGGTTCGGGCGTTTTGTCAGCACCTGGTCAAGCGGGTGCTTGCGGTCGCGCTCTTTGCCGCCGTTGTCGAGCTGGCGATAGACGCCGAGCGGTAGGCTGGCATATGTTTGTGCCAGGATGGCGACAGCACGGAACACGGCGGTGACGCGCATGGCGCTGTCGGCGGTGACCGACAGCCCGGTGGCGGAGCTGCCGCCGCCAAACCATTCAGCAATGACCGGATCACGCGGGTGTCCGGTCATCACGGATCCGCGATGCTCTTCGAGGCGGGACATGATGCCCATCAGTGCGCTCCCATCCAGAACAGCACCGCACCGACGACGACGAACGCGACCGGCGGGTAAATGGCGTACAGGCCATAGCCGACCAGGGCGAGGCCACCAAAGGCGAAGCCGTCGCGCAGATCGACAAGGCCGGCGAGTTTGGGAAGTAGTTTGCGCATGGTCAGACGACGATGATTCCGCGGGAGTTGTAGACGCTGTCGGAGTCGTTATCGACCATCGCGCGGCCATGCGCGTCGATCGCGGCCACAGCGGCATCGATCTTGTTCGCCGCGCGCAGCTTGCGCGGGAAGATGTTCTCGTTGCGATCGGGCGCGACTTCGACATTGCTGAACTGCCACACGGTGCAGGGGTTGTCGTCGTGGTGGTAGCGGCCGGCATCGACGAGGGCCTGGATGTCCTTCATCGGGTCGCTGAGGTAGCGGACTTGTTGCGGAATATCGACGACCTCGAAGCCTTCCTTGGCGAGGTTGGCGCCCATCTGCTGCCCGCCCCAGGGATCCTTCGCGATCTCGCGAATCAGCACGGTCTCGGCGCTGGTGATGATCTCTTCCTGTATCTGTTCCAGGTCGATCATGTTGCCGGGGGTGGCGATCAGGTGGCCGGTATGGACCCAGCCACGGTAGTGGGCGTTTTCTTCCTTGTCGATCGCAGCCTGCGGGGCGTAGTTGCGGGTGACGAGGTAGTAGTGGTCTTCGTCATCAATGCGGCGCTTGAATTCCCACACGGCGGTGGCGATGTCCTGTTTGCTGGCGAGGTCGAGGCCGACGACACACTCTTCGCCCTTGAACTGGTCGAGGGTGAGCGTGGCGTCGCCAGCTTGCTGCAGGTGGTAGAGGTTGAGCCAGGGCGAGGCGGCGGCGACCCAGACGTTGAGGTGCTTGGTCTTGAAGGTGTTCTGCTTGCGCGGATCGGCCAGGGCGTCGCGCTGCTGGGCCTTGAGGAATTCAGCATCGACCGACACACCAAAGTTCGGGTTAGCCTTGATCAGGGCACCCTCGCTGGTCCAGTCGTCACCTTCGTCGATGCCGAAAACGATGCCGAAGCGCTGGTCGTTTTCGATGACGCCTTCGAGGA